ACATAAGGGTTTAGCGTAAATGCCAGCCTGGGAGTCTAAGATTGTCGGCCATGACCGGGTAGCGCCGGACCAGCTTTTGGCGCATCCGATGAACTGGCGGACCCACCCACAATCGCAACGGGAAGCCCTACGTGCCGCGATTGAGGAACTTGGCTATATCCGCTCAGTCACGGTCAACAAGCGGACAGGCAACCTCGTGGACGGCCACGAACGGGTATGGCAGGCGTTGACCTCGGAGCAGCCGTTTATCGACGTGGAGTACGTGGACCTAAGCCCGGAGGATGAACTGAAGGCACTGGCAACGATGGACCCAATATCCGAGCTTGCCACTGTGGATAAGGGCAAGCTCGATGAGTTGCTGCGGGACGTGCAAACAGGCAGCGAGGCACTGGCTGGGTTGCTGTCGGATATGGCGAAGCAGAACGGGCTGCTGGGCGGGACGGCCGAGCAGGACGAAGTGCCGGAACCACCAAAAGACCCGGTGACGAAACTAGGCGACCTGTGGCTGCTGGGGGAGCATCGGCTGCTGTGTGGGGATTCAACGAATGCTGAGGACGTGGGGCGGGTGCTCGATGGGCGCAAGCCGTTTCTGATGGTGACGGACCCGCCGTATGGGGTTGAGTATGACGCCGACTGGCGGGACGAGTTCAATACATGGGGCAAGGCGGCCACATCATCGAACGTCACAAATGATGAAATCATTGACTGGACGCCAGCCTACAAGCTGGCTCCTGCTCGTGTGACATACGTCTGGCATGCCGGAGTATTTGCTGCGGAACTGGTTGTCAATCTCAGGGACGCGGGCTACCAAATTCGGACGCAGGTTATCTGGCGTAAGCCGACGCTGATTATGGGACGTGGGCATTACCACTGGCAGCACGAGCCGTGCTGGTACGCCGTCCGAAAAGGTGGCAGCGCCAAGTGGTGTGGTGATCGCAAGCAAAGCACGATGTGGGATATCCAAGGGATGCACGCGATTGGTCGCAAGGAAGAGCGGGAGGAGCACCCAACCCAAAAGCCAGTCGAGTGCATGGCCCGCCCGATCCGCAACCACGGTGGCAAGGACGACGACGTATACGATCCGTTCCTGGGATCGGGAACAACTATCGTCGCGGCCGAGCAACTAGGGCGTCGGTGCTACGGTTTGGAAATCAGTCCAGCATACTGCGACGTTATTGTTGAGCGTTGGGAGAAGTTGACCGGCGGAAAGGCAAAGCGAAATGGGTAAACGTGGCCCCAAGCCATTACCGAAAACCATGCTAGGACGACGCGGAAGTTGGCGTGGGATTGACCGCCCCGACGACCCTGAAGCCGAGCGTGGTTTACCAGACGTTCAGTTCCACGATGATAATGAATCGAAGCAGGTATTCGAGCAGGTCACGGAACTACTGGACTCGATGGGGCTGCTGTATCGGACGGACGGTTTCCCGTTGGAGCGGTATTGTCGAATGCTCGTTCGCTGGCGGCGGGCTGAGGCGTTCATTGAGCGATACGGCGAGGTGATGACCTACAAGGACGACAAGAGCGGACGCATTGAGCGTGCGGCGAACCCGGAAGTATCTATCGCCGGCAAGCTGAATGATGCACTGAGAAGGATGGAAGCCGAGTTTGGCTTGACACCTTCCGCGAGGACCAGGATTGCCGTGAGCGACAAGAAGGAACAAAAGCCAACGCTGGAGACTTATAAGCTGGCATGACGCCGATCACCAAAAAGTGGCTCGAACTGTTCCGCCTGCTCCCCGGCTACGATCCTGTAGCGTCGGCGGAGGATTGCGAGTTCGACCCTCGGCGGGCAGAGGTTGCCATTCGGTTTATTGCCGAGCAGATGACTCACGTTGAAGGCGAAAAGGCCGGGCAGTCTCTAACTCTTGAGCCGTGGCAGCAGGCAGTAGTCGGTTGCGTATTTGGCTGGAAGCGGCCCGATGGAACGCGGCGATACCGCGAGGTGTTTCAGTACGTGCCCCGCAAGAATGGCAAAACGACCTTGATGGGTGCGCTAATCAATCTTGTGGCATTCTGCGACAACGAGCCGGGAGCACAGATTTACTCCGCAGCCTCCGAACGTGAGCAAGCGGCACTCGTCTATCGGCAGGCTAAAGGAATGGTGCTGGCGAATCCAGAACTATCCAGCAAGTCGAAGCCATACGTTACGTTCAAATCCATTGAGTATCCGAATGCTGTGGTCTACAAAGCACTTTCCGCCGATGCGGATACCAAGCACGGTTTCAATACACACTTCGTCGTGGTCGATGAACTGCACGCCCAGCCGGATCGAGAACTGGTAGACGTGCTGATTACTTCGACTGGTTCACGCCGGCAACCGTTAGTCTGGTACATCACCACCGCCGACTTTGCCCGCGATTCAATCTGCAACGAGAAACTCGACTACGCCATGAAGGTGCGGGATGGCGTGATTCAAGACAGATCATTCCTGCCGGCAATCTGGGCGGCTGATAAAGAAGCCGACTGGAAAGACCCGGAAGTCTGGCGGCAGGCTAATCCCAATCTCGGCGTCTCGGTATCGCTGGAATACCTACAGCGGGAATGCCAGCGGGCACAGGAAGTCCCCGCCTATGAAAACACCTTCAAGCGGTTGCACTTGAATATCCAGACTGAGCAGGATGTGCGGGCAATCCCGATGGACCAGTGGAACGACTGCGGCTCGACCTATACGTTGGACAGCCTAGCGGGTGAGGCATGCTTCGCGGGATTGGACTTATCGAGCAAGGTGGACGTAACTGCGTTGGTGCTGTGCTTCCCCGGTGAACGCTGGCGGTTGTGGCCGGTGTTCTGGGTTCCCGAAGAGACGGCCAAGATGCGCGAGCGGCAGAACAAAACACGATTCGACGAATGGATCAGGCGGGGGCACATGCAGACCACGCCCGGCAATTCTATCGACCACGCTTTCATTCGGCGAACGATTAACGAACTGAGCCACAAGGTACGGATCAACAAGATTGCCTTCGACCCGTGGAACGCTGCCCAGTTATCTACGGAGCTGATGGAGCAAGACGGGTTCGAGGTTGTCGAGTTTCGCCAAGGGTATCAGACCATGAGCGAGCCGACGAAAATGCTGCTGGCGCGCTTGGCGGACAAGGAACTGGAACACCCGAACAATCCGTGTCTGAACTGGATGGCGGCGAACTTCTCGACCGACGAGGACGCTGCGGGAAACTTAAAGCCGTCGAAGAAGAAGAGCACGGAGAAGATCGACGGGATTGTGGCGTCGATCATGGCGATGGGGCTGGCGGCGGTGAACCATACGGATGCCCCGGAGCTAATCATGCTATGAGAACCACTCACCCACTCTGGCCGCAATGCGCCACCGAAGCTAAGGTCAACTTCGCTAGAGACTGCCGATTGATTGCCGACCTGCTGGCACGCAAGCCGGAGTTGAAAAAGCATTTCCCCGACCACCGCTATTTGCAGTTGGTTGAGTTACAACACTGGTGCCGGAACAATCAGCCGCAGACGATTGTGGAACTGGGTTCGGGGTTTACTACACTGGTGCTGTCAGCCTACGCGGCGGAGTTTCGGGGGAAGCGGCTGATAACCGTGGAGGAAGATGATGGCTGGCTGGAAGCTGTGAAGAAGGACGTACCGGAGTGGGCGACCGTGGAATGGTTTTCGACGCCGCGTGTCGTAGAGAACGAGACGGTGCGCTATGCAGAACTGCCGCGACCGGGCGAGATTGACTTGCTTTATGTGGATGGGCCGAACGGCGAGTACATGGGCAAGTCGAGAGCGTGCATGGACGCGATACGCTTAGTTGAATCGGGCGTGAAGGTGAACAACGTTCTCTTCGACCAGCGGAACATTTCGGTAGCGGAGTTCAAGGCGAAGGTGACAGGGTATGGGTTCGAGCCGGGGGCGAGCGTGGAGTTGAGTACGCCGGTTTATTTGCGGCCGTTCAGACACCATAGTTGGTTTTGGAGGAAGTGAGATGGTAGAACCAACGACTTATTTTCCTGGAACCTCCTGCTATGTAGGCCACATGATGCACGGCTTTTTGGTCGAATTGAATCCTGGGTTGATAGTCGGAGTGCCATGTATTGAGAAGGTCTACCGAAACGGATTGACAACCGAAGTTGTGTTGCGTGGCGAACAAGAGTTCGCTTGTCGATGCCATTCCATATACGACCCCGATAACGTGCTATGGAATAAACTGCGATTTCTATGCTCCGCATAACCGACACCCAATTCGACAAGCTCTCAGGCTGGCGGCCACAGCCCATGACGATGCCGCTAGAGGCGATCCCGCATTGCCCCTGCTGCCTCGGTGCGATAGAGCCTGTCGCCGGGCTATACACACCGCTGGCCCTGGTGGTCGTCTGCGAGTGCCGCTCGTGCGGTTGGCTGGGATACGGAAACCGCCCTAGTGCTCAGTGGTTCGAGTCGTTCTATGCAAGCGATTGGGATGAGGCGGGGCAAGCTACAGACGTGGACCTGTCGCGGCACGCCTTACACCCGCTGGCGGCGTTCGTATCCCATTTGGTTAAGCCGCCCGCGAGCGTGTGCGATTTAGGCTGCGGGTTCGGCACCGCGATATACCAGCTTCACCGAGCGGGCTACACGGTTCGTGGCGTGGAAAAGTGCGGCCACCGAAGATTAGCGGCCTGCGCCCACAATCTCGTTGTCACCGGCGACTTAGCTTTGCTGGGCAAGTTCGACGTTATCGCCTCTCACCATGTTCTAGAGCATTGCCTTGACCCCGACGCCTTTGTCAAGGAGATAGCCGAGCATCAGGACGAAGGCGGGATAATGTATCTGTCCGTGCCGAATCAGGTTGGCGAACCTTCGATGGGTTGCTTGTTGTTCCTGCCGCACTTGCATTCATTTACGTTTGGCTCATTGTGCCGATTGGCTCAAAGACACGGATACTCGTTACATGCCTACGATGTTGGCGGTTTCAACATTCAAGCGGCGTTCAAGAAACAACTTGGCCCAACCTACATTAGCGTGCCTGGGACTGCGTCTGGCAAATTGAATCGCGCCGTCCACGCCAACGGGCAAGGCGAGTATCTATCGTGGTGCGGGAACTTATCTGACGCATGGTTCACCACGGCGGACAGGTTCAGCGGTTGGGCGAAAGACAAATGGAAGCCGCGAGCGTTAGCGGCGAAGCGTGAGCGGGGGAAGGGACGTTTTCAAGTGGAGGTGGAGACGCCATGCCTGTTCGTCAAGTGATGATGTGCAACGATGCTAGATTGTCGTTGCGATTACCGAACGATTGCGGCCTTTACGATCCAATAAAAGACATTTGGTATATACGTGGCAGCGAGTTGCAACGATACCGCCCTGACCTGTTTGTGACACAAGACGATTGCGACGAATGGGAGGACGAATGACCCAACTCTATAATTCCGGCCTCTACGTCACGCACGCCCGCGAACTCTACGGCGAATCCGAGTTTGCTCTAGTGCTCTCGTGGGTCAAAAGCTGGCTGGCAAGCGACAAGGTGCAAGACGAATGCCGCAAGTTCGCCAGCGGAACACGCGACGGCGGACTCAAAGACTTCGTGATTAACTACGCCATGACGGACACAGAAACCCGACAGCGGGTATACCGGAAAGACGACCCGCTGTTGACGCTGCACAATACCAAGGTGCAAGCGATCGTCGAAGCGGCGATAGGACCGGCAAGGTTGCTGTGTGTAGACCTCTGGCACAACCCACCGGGCTGCAACAATAAAGACAAGAAGTGGTCGCAATCGTGGCACCGCGACCCGGAAGATTCGCAGATTACCAAGGTCTTTATCTACTTTTCGGACGTGGACGAATCGAGTGGACCGTTTGAGTATGTGCTGAGTTCGCCGTGGTGCTACTTCGACGTGTGCGAGCCGGGGAAGTATCCCGCTGTAGAGGTCAACGAGTCGGTGATTCACCCGCAGTTGTTCGCCAAGGTGACGGGCAAGATTGGCACGGTAGCTTTCTGCCAGACCTCCGGGCTGCACAAGGGCGGGCATGGGGAGAAGGCTAGGACGATGGGGATACTCAGTTATGTGCCGGAGGAGTCGCAGGCACGGACGCTATTCACGGTTAGGTAATCGGAGGAATTGTTACAATTGAAACACTGGCTCACGGACGTACTGGCTTGCGGCGGCTTGCTATTTATCGGCTGGGGCTGCTGGCTGTTATCGCCGTCGATTGCCGGAATTGTGGTAGGTTCAATTCTGCTCGCTACAGGATTAGCGGCACACTTTAAGGGACGCGCAAGGAAGTGATACTAGACCTACTCTTTGGCAATCGTTCCGCTGAAAACCCGTCGCACCCCTACTGGGAAGGCGCATTCGACTACGGCACTAAGTCCGATAGCGGATTACAAATCAGCTACGCCACGGCGTTGCGGTACTCGCCCTGGTGGCGGGGAATCAATCTAATTTCAAGGGACGTAGCGAAACTCCCCTTGAACGTCTTTAAGCGAAACGGGGAAGGCAAGGACAAAGACTTAACGCACCCTGCGTATCCTCTGTTGCGGCGGAAGGCAAACCTTGATCTTACGTCCTTCACGTTTATCCAGACGCTCACGGCGAATGCGATGGCGTGCGGCAACGGGTATGCGGCGATTGTCAGGGATACCAACGCTCGACCGTTAGAACTCCGCTGGCTCGACCCGTTGCAGACCTACCCGATTCGGCAGAATGGAATCCTGAACTATGTCACGATGATTAACAATATGTTCCGTCCGATTGTGCCTAATGACGTATTTCACATTCGCGGCATGGGCTTCGACGGGCTGGCGGGTTATCCGGTCTACAGGGTGGCGGCGGATTCCTTGGGGCTTGGCATGGGGGCGCAGAAGTTTTCCAGCGTGTTCTTTAAGAACAACGCCCGCCCCGGTGTGGTGATCGAAGTCCCCGGCGTCATGGACAAGGACAAGCAATTAACGCTCTTGGACCAGTGGAACCGAATGCACTCAGGCTTGGACAACGCCCACCGTGCGGCAGTCTTGACGATGGGCGCGCACGTCAACGCTTTCGCCCACAACGCCAAAGACTCACAGTTGCTTGATACCCGCGCCTTTGAAATCCGCGAAGTCGCCAACTGGCTAGGCGTGCCGCCACATAAACTCGGCGATACGACGCGAACCGCCTATGCCAGTTTGGAACAAGAGAACCATAGCTATCTTGTCGAAGCCTTGGACCCCTGGCTTTGCACCTGGGAGAACGAGTGCAACGATAAGCTACTGACCGAAGCCCAGAAGCAAACCGAATCGCACTTTTGCGAGTTCAACCGAAACGCTCTGGTGCGGGCCTCGTTCGCCGAACGGATGGCGGGATACAACACGGCACTCCAAGGCGGCTGGATGAACCGCAACGAGGTGCGGGCCAAAGAGAACATGAACCCGCTCGACGGCGAGCATGGCGATAAGTTCTTTGTGCCGCTTAACATGGCGGAAGTCGGCGGCGGGACGGAACCGCCCAAGATTCAAGGAGGCACGCTGGACGCCCTACAGGCAATCGTTATCTCAATCGTCAAGGGCGAGATACCAGCGGAGTCGGGCAAGGTCATGATTAAGGCCGCGTATCCTGGTCTGACGGACGCAGAAATCAACAAGATGATAAAGGCAGCGGAAGAGCAGGAACCGCCTGAGCCGCCGGCACCGGCTTTCGGTCCGCCGCAGTCGGAAGCTGCCGAGCCGTCAGAAGAGCCGGAAGAGGAAGGCCGGCGTGTGCAACGTGAAGGTTGCGAAGTGTGGAATTACGCACCTTGGTTCCAGATCAACGAAGGAAACATAGATCGTGCGCAAAGAGAAATACAAATCGACGTGGCCGACCGCATGGCAAAACGGCTCACAATCGCCACCCGCAAAGCCGCCAAGAAGCCTGCCGAGTTCCTGACGTGGCTGGACTCAGAGCTACCAGAACATGTCCCGGTCATTACCGACGCCCTAGAACCCGTTGTGGCCGCCTGGCGTGCCCTAGGACACAACGGCCCGCCTGCCGACGAACTATCCGCCAGCTTCGTCGCCAAGTGGGCAGCGGCACTCCTAGAGCATTCTGGACGGTGTACCGCCGAGAACATGGCGACCTACATGGACGGGGCGGTATCAGAACTGGAAAAGACCCTCAAACAAACCCTTGTCACGATGATAGGAGAATGACGATGGAACGTCGATTTATCTCGAATGAAGTGTGCCCGGTTGAGATTGAGACGCGAGACGGGGAAACATTCCTGACTGGCTACGCCTCGGTATTTTATGTCGAAGGTGATGCGGGAACGGAATACCAACTTTTTCCAGATTTGAAAGAGCGTGTCATGCCACGCGCTTTCAACAAAGCGCTGCAAGAGCGGCACAATGCAGCGGCTTTGTACAATCACAATCCAGATATGTTGCTGGGGCGAGTCGCCTCCGGCACGTTACGATTATCGAAAGACCAACGCGGGCTAAGATACGAAGTCAAACCACCAGCAACGCGAGCTGATGTAGTCGAGTCTATCCGCCGTGGCGATGTTGCTGGTTCAAGTTTCGGCTTCAAAATCTTAGAACAAAAGTTTCGCACAGAAGAAGGCATGGACGTTCGTGAAATCCATTCGGTGCAGTTGCTTGATATTTCGCCATGCGTGTATCCAGCGTATAGCGGAACTTCGGCAGGCGTGCGAGCGATGGGTGATGTTGACGAAATTCGCAACGCCCATGCGGCGTGGAAGAAAGAACAAGCAGACGCGGCGGCGTTAGCCGAAAAACTAGCCGGTATCAAGAAGCGGGCGGAAGAGATTAGCGGGCTTTCTTAAGCGTCAAGCCGAGAACCTTTGCCAGCTTGCTCGCATTCCGCAGCGTCAAATCTCCGCCGGCCATAAACGTACTCAAACGAGACTGCGGCACGTCCGCCTTTTCGGCTAGGGCGTATTGCGGCAATCCGCTCTTGCGGACGGCATCCCGTAGAATGTCGGCGAGTTCTTTCGGCACGACACCAGTATAGGCTGTGGACACACGTTGACGTTGATGGACATTCATTGACATTGATTGTCATACATCCGAAATCGGATTGCAACCGCTTGACAAACGGTTCCGAATGCGGATAATCGTCGAATCCTGCAAAGCCGGTACTTTTGATTCAAGCATACCCACGGTAGGCACGCCACGGCTTTGCAGGCTAGGCGAACTGCCGTGGGTTTTTGTTTGGAGAGGTACGGTCGGGTCCGGCAGGGCATGGCAGAGGTTTGGTACTGCTCGGCTGGGCTTGGTAAGGCAAGAGTTAGCGTTTGGTCTGGGGGCCAATGGCCCATTTACTTTTTACTTGGAGGATTTGCGATGAAGGTTGATTTCGAGTTGAAGGGCGACATGCCGCTGTTGATGCACGTAGACGACGTGATTGCTGGTGACGCTCTTATGGAGTGGCGGCGCGACCCGTCTCACAAAAACATCTCTGTACCGGGCGACGATCGCTCGCCGCCGTGGACGTGGCAAACGTACCTTGCATCGGACGGCGACCATATCGCCATTCCGAGCGAGTACATCATGGTCACGCTACGGTCTGCTGGTGCTCAGATGATTCTCAAGAAGCAAAAGACCTACAAAGAGATTTCGCAAAGCGGCTTGCTGATCGACAGCGAGTATTGCGATTTCTTTGTCGGCGGCAAGCAGGTTCCTATCGCCAAGTACAACTGGCGGAACCGCGATGAGGCCGTGTTCGCCAAGCAAGCCGAAGCCGTCGAAAAAGACGGGTTCAAGCTGTTCGTCAAGCGTGCCCGCGTAGGTACGTCGAAGCACGTTCGCGTGCGGCCTCGGTTCGATAGCTGGTCGGTGCGTGGCTCGATTAACATTCTGGTGCCTGAGATTACCTACGAAGTCCTGCAACGGCTGTTCGAGCTTGCCGGGCGTGTAGGTCTTGGCGACTGGCGACCGGGATGCAAGACGCCTGGGCCTTACGGAATGTACTCAGCGACGTTGAAAAAGTCTGGCGGTAAAGCAGCAGCGTGATTCAGGCAGTGCCAGGTGCGGCAGGTGTGTGGTCTGGTGCGGTTTGGTATCGCATGGCACGGCCGGGTCCGGTAAGGGGACCAATGGTCCGTTACGAATCAATCGCGGCTGGGCTTGGTTGGTGCGGTTCGGCATTGCTCGGCCCGGTATGGTGCGGCGGGTAGTGCATGGCTGGGTTCGGCAAGGCGTGAGTCAGGTAAGGGCACCAACGGTGCAACGGAATTGAGCAGAGGCGTGGCATGGTGCGGTGGGGCAAGGTTCGGCTCGGTAGTGTGTGGCCGGGTCGGGTATGGTAAGGGTGCCAATGGCACGAACGAAACAGAGCAGAGGTTTGGCAAGGCGAGCCACGGCGAGGCCAGGTGCGGCGAGCTTAGGTGGGCTGCGGTCGGGTCGGATCAGGCAAGGCCCGGTTCGGTACGGTGCGGTGTGGTGCGGCTGGTTTTGGTAAGGGAGCCAACGGCTCATCGTTCTTTTAACTAATGGAGTGACACGATGCTGAAAGCGGAAAAACCTGAAATCGTGGCGGCGGTCAATGCCCTATTCGACGCTGCCAGTAACTTGAACCGTGGCGACGTACTGACCTGGGAGACGATTGAGGAAGCTACCGGCGTAGAAAAGGAAACCGGGAGCTGGTGGCAGATACTCAATCGCTTCCGCCGTCGCCTGAGAAACGAGCGGAATATTGAAATGTGGCCGCAGAGAACGGTAGGGCTGGAACTACTAACGGCCCAGCGTCAAGCCGATTCGGTTGGCTGGCGGAGGAAGCGTGCCTTCCGGCAGACGACAAGGGCACGTAAGGCGATTATCGCACTAGAGCGGGAATCTAACCTACCCATGCACGTCCGCAAGAGAATTGCCGCCGAGAAGATTCAACTGGCTAGCGACCGGCGACAGCTACGGCGAAGCCAGAACGCCGTGAACAAGACACAGGTGAATCCTGTTAGAAAGCATTTGGTAGCGTAAAGCGGTTGGGTTCGGTCGTGCTTGGTCAGGTGCGGTACGGCATGGTATTGTTCGGCCCGGCCCGGTATGGGCACCAATGGTGCATTACAAAACAAGTCAGTTGTCCGGCAAGGTAAGGCAAGGCGGTGTAAGGTAGAGTCCGGTACGCTCTGGTGCGGCTGGCTTGGGTTCGGTTCGGTACGGTAGAGTGCGGCGCGGCGGGTACGGCTTGGTAGAGTCCGGCTCGGCCCGGTAAGGGTGCCAATGGCACAAAAAACTATTGACAGTCTCCAACGCTCTGTATAGGTTTTAGATAACAACTTACCGAACGTCGCCTCACGTCTAATCGTTAGCCGGCGTTCTCTCAAGCGATTTCTCGCTATCTAACTGGCGAAATCGCGGCAAAAGGTTTACCCCTTTCGCTGCGGGTTCCGCCGGTTTTCGTTTCTATCGGCCACTTGCAGCGAGCATTCCGCAAGGAAGCAGGCAAATGGCGAAATCCGCAAAACAACTCATGGAAGAGCGGGCACCGCTCGGCGTGAAGATTCAGGAAATGGCCGAGTTGGTCCAGAAGGAAGGCCGCGACTTCAACGCCGAAGAGCAGGCCAACTGGGAACAGCTCAATAAGGACTACGATCTGGCTACCAAGCAGATCGAGATTCAGACCAAGGCCGAACGCATTTCGGTCAACGTCGATGTCGAAACCACGGTTGCGACACAGAACCAAATCGGCCGGCAGGATGTAGTCCACAAGCCTGACCAAATCCCCGGCGAGCACCGCACGGAGACACGCGGACCGACCGACGAAGATTGGCTCAACGCCTTCCAAGCGGTCATGCGGCGCTCGAAGCACCTGCCCTTGGAATCGCGGCATATTCTCGCCTGCGAGCGGACGCGGCAGAACCCGGACTCCCGCGAGTTCGTGATTCCACTCAATCCGCACTATCGCGGGCAGTGGCGCGAACAGCGTGTGCAAACCGGCGTCACCGATACGGCCGGCGGATTCCTGCGGCCGGAAAGTTTCATTGCCAATCTTGAGCGTGCCCTGTCCGACTTCGGCGGCGTCCGCTCGGTTGCCGACATCATGCGAACCGGCGACGGCAACGATATGCCGTGGCCGACCTCGGATGACACCAGCAACGAGGCGGCGATTATCGGGGAAGCCAACCCGACAACCGCCCCGGAGCAGGACATCACGTTCGGGCAGGTAATCTTCCGCGCCCACCTTTACACGTCGAAGCTGGTGCGGGTTTCCAACTCGCTGATGCAGGATTCGGCTTTCGCCTTGGGAACGGTCATTCCAGAAATCCTCGGCGAGCGTATCGGACGCGGCACCGCACGTCATTACACCACGGGCTTCGGCGGTTCGCAGCCGCGTGGCGTCGTGACTTCGGCGACCACGGGCAAGACGACCGCCACGGCGACGGCAATCGCGTTCGATGAGATTTACGACCTCATCCACTCGGTTGACCCGGCCTACCGTGGCAATGCGTCGTTCATGATGCACGACAACATCATCCTCTACGTCAGAAAATTGAAGGACGGCAACGGCAACTATTTGTGGCAGCCGTCCAATCAAGCGGGCGTGCCCGACCGTTTAGCGGGCTACATGCTGACGCCGAACCAGCACATGCAATCGAGCGTGGCGACTGGAACGACCACGATGCTCTTCGGCGACTTCTCGAAATACAAGATTCGAGACGTGGCCAACATCCGCTTTGTGATGCTCAACGAGCGTTACGGAGAACTGGATCAGGTGGCGTTCGCGGCGTTCTTCCGCACGGACGGAAACCTACTCAACGCGGGCACCGGACCTATCAAGAGCTTGGTGCAAGCCTAATGCGAGTGATGCTAACCACTGACCGGGTTCTCAACTTCGGCGCGATTCAACGTCGCGGCCAGGAGATTGAGATACCGCCCGACGAAGCGCTCCGCCTGATCCAATCGGGACAGGCGGAGGCTGTTGTCGAACTCACCGAAACCGCAATGGACGAACCCCGCAGCGAGCTGCGGATAAACAGGAGAAAGTTACATGGCACACCAGTTAAGTAGAACGTCGAAGCTCGTGGCGGCGATCAAGCCGACTACCGTTGCGACTTCGGGCACGCAGTCCAGCACCGGCTGGGACATGGCGGGGTTTTTGTCCGTCCGGGCAATCACCTTCATGGGCCAGACCTCAGGCGATGGCGTGGCGACGCTTTCGATTCTCGGCTCGTCTGCTTCGACCGGGACATTTGCCGCGATCACCGGCAGCACCTCGGCGAGCGTATCGAGCACGACCGGACAAATGGATGGTCTGCTGGCAATTG